CCGTAATGGAAAGAGACCCCCTTATCTTTTCTTAACTTTACTAAAAATCTGATTAAAATAAATTTATTAAGAAGTTTTTCACTAAATAACTTTAAGATGGAAGGAAGAAGAATACCTATAGATGATCTAAGTAACTCGATACATGAAGAAAAATATGTTTTAAATTTATCTAAATGGTATACGCAATGTATATTTGAAAAATGTGTTGAAGAATACTTTAATGACAGCAAAATGGTAAAATATTGGGATACTGAAATAGCCAAATGTAAGCATGTAGCTGAAATACAAGGTATTTATAATAAGGTAGTTGAAGAAGTAAGGAAGATAGGTATTCCTATCGAGACAACGGGATGTCCTACTATAAAGATTATAGAGGATAGTTTCAACCAAGCTATCGACGCTCTCTAATTTCATAGTATAACTATGAAATTAACCTAATCTGCTCTTCAAGCTAGCTTTATCCATTCTCATTCCACCTTGTAATCCTGCGACTTGAATAGCTTGACCACCTTCAGCTCCATAACCTAAGACATCGGCAACAGAAGAAGCTAATTGACCGATAGGATGAGGAATTAAAGCCAATCCTTTACTAGCTAATTTATTAGATTTAGCATAATCGTGTACTCTACCAGCGAAGTGTCCTAAAGAAGATAAGAAATCACCACCGTTAACACGTTCTACTTGATTGTAACTAATACCAGGTAATCTAGCAGCATCTAAGATATCCTCTTTGGATAATACAGCAATTTGTTGTTGTGCGCTATTCGCGGATGGAATAGTAAAGACTCCTTCTTCAACAGTAATTACGTACATAGTTAAAGGTAAATTATCCCAAGCACCACTGCTATTCATATTTTGTACATTAGCAGTAATTTGTAACTGGAATTGTCCACTCAAAGATGGAGCTTCATCAGCATCTAATTGGATTTGTTCTCCAAAGGTTAAACACATTATACCACCTACACCACCATATTTAGCAGAAGTAACATTAGGAGGGAAAGCAGAATTATAGACACCTTCACCACTCCAAGATATCCAATCTTGAGAGGAACCAGATTTCAAATTCATAGCATATAACTGTTGAGGAGAAGCACTACCTAATACTGTATTTTGATTAGCCCATTGGATTTGCATGTTCTTAATAGCTAAATAACAATCTGTGATATCAGCTCTACTTTGCAAAGTATTATTATTGGGTCTAACAAAGAAATACATTCTTCTAGGTATACTACTTAATTGGATACTGGAGGAGTTAACTTGAGTACTACCACTAGCATAAGTAATAGGAGGAATATCAGTAGGGAATCGTTGAACTTGGAAGAAAGGATAAGTAACAGGGATATTAGGGCCTAAGTGTTGTTTAGTCAATAAATTAGGAGAAATATATTCAAACTGCATCAAAGGAGTAGTTTGACTGTAACTAAATGCTGGATTAAAGTTATTGAACGAAGCAGTAATTCCGGTGATATTAGATCGAATAGAATTAGCACCTACAGTACTTACAGTGTTAGCATGAGACCACATTCTAAAACCAGCTTGAGCTAAGAATGACATATACACATCAAATGAGGTCACGTTATAGAACCCTTGAATATTGTCCGAAGATTTACCAAAGAACATCGGTGACAAATATAAGGCTTCAGTGATAACCATATCTACGACAGCGGTAGCGACAACACCAGCGGTAGTAGGAACAACAGCAGTATTAGATACGATAGTGAAAGGGAAACCACCTCTTTGAATAGCATCACCATCCGAGGTATTAGCATTATTCCCTAAAGGATTCTTAGCGGTACCAACTAAATCATCATAATTATACGAACAGTCAGGATAGCAAGGAGATAAAGAATACTCTTTAGCACGTAATTCAGGACAGATATTATAACGAGTTAAAGGATGAATGACATCACTCATAGGAATACTAACACTAGTGGTATTAATACTAACTTGTAATTCACTCATAGCACCACTTAAAGGTAAGAATCTAGGAGCATCTTTTCCAGCATTCAATAAAGAAGTTGGAGCGTTAAATGCGTTATCAGTGGTAGTAATAATACCAGTGAAAGTTAAACGTATAGGAACAGTAGCTTTAATATTACGATTTACAATTACACCAGAAGAAGGAGGAGGAGCAGACCAACTAATACTAGAACTACTAATATTGGTGGAATTAACAGCCTTGTAACTTATCTTATTACCTCCACTAGTTACAGCGAATCGATCAACGATATTAACAGCTGTAATAGGTTGTTCGATTAAAGTAGGGATTAATTTCTCGTAAGCCAAAGACATTTTCGATTTAAATATCTTAATGTACGAACATAATATTTATTCAATCTATATTTCATAGTATATACTATGAAATCAATGTAAATAAAGGTCTTTACGGAAGAAACCTAATTTCAGAGTAGCAGCTTGACCTGGACTCAACATAACTGGGAATAAACTACCATTTTCAGTTTGCCAGAAGAATTGGAAGTTAATTCTGCTGATAGGACTTCCATTCATATCAATTAACTTATACTGAGCAGTAGGATTATAAACCACAATAGAAGATATATCATTAATATTATCGTAAGATATAATGAAATCAGCTAATATAGGAATATACTGAGCACTACCATTAGTAGTACTTCCAGGTAAGAATATAGGAGATGCTTCTGTGGTAATAGGTATACTAGAAGTAACAATAACGATCTTACGTATATCAAACCATAAGTCTAAAGCGTTATATTCTTCTTTAAACTGGTAAGGGCTAGTTCCACCGTAAGGTAAAGTACTTAAATCAAAGTAGTACAAATAGCTACCAGTTATAGGATCATCTTCAATAGTAAATACGAAAGAATCGAAGTAGGTCTTTAAGTAAGCATTCATGAAGATCTTAGCACCAGTACCTAAGAAAGCGGAAGTAACAATCAAGCTAATTAACTGAGTTAAAGGATCATAAATGAAATAAGGAGCAGTTCCACCACCAGGACTTCCACTTGCAACAAAGGCTAAATCTAAGGCAGTATTAACCATATTAATAACAGGTTGAACACTAAAGATAAAGTAATACTGAGATTGAAGTTGATCTTGAGTCAAGTAAGGAGGAGTGGGACTAAAAACAGGAGGAGCGAAATTATTATTAGGAACATATATAACATTTTGTTCGAAATTCAAGCCAGAACTTTGAACACCAACAATCCAATCAGCTTGATTAACATTAACATTTTGTAAGGGATTAGCAGGAAACAATAAGATAGGAATGCCATCAACAGGTAAAGACCATCTCAATACACTACAATAATAATCGCGAGGATTATTTAATACGGGTAATGTGAAAGATTCGTCATAACTGGCAGGAATAGGTCTAGGATAACGATTAGAACCATTAACGGGGTTATTGATAATTAGATTCAAGTATTGATTATCAGACATTTAATTATCTTATAAATTAAAGTAAGATAATCAAATGGATGATTTCAAGAGAATGCTTGCTGAGCACGTAGATGAGGCTCTATCAGATGCTCAAATAGAGGAGATGATGGGAAATAGAGCTACAGTCATTACATATAGTAAATTAAAGAATGTAACAGACATAGATCAGATTCTTAATCCATATGGTGTTGCTTTCATCCTATACGAATGGAAGAAAAACTATGGCCATTGGTGTCTACTAATAAGATCAGGTAAATTATTAGAGTTCTTTAATCCATATGGAGGAATGCCGGATGATGAACTGGATAATGTAAAGCCTGAACTAAGGAAGCAGTTAGGAGAAGATAAACCATATCTATCTAATCTTCTCAGGGAATGTCCATACGAGATAAGTTACAACGAATTCCAATTCCAGAAATTAGCGAGTGGAGTAAAGACATGTGGAAGATGGTGTATAATGAGAGCATATTTTAAAGATATGGATCTATATGATTTCCAAAGATTATTCTATGATATGTATGGAGATGAAATAGTGACATACTTAACATCGCGGAAACAACAATAAATGTCGTTATTAAAGATAGGCAATAGGATATACAATCTTAATAACATAATATATGTAACTGTAAATGATAATGGGTATGAGTTACAGTTCTATAATACATTACTATATGTGAATAAGAAGTTGGATGGTCAAGCATATAGTAATTTGGAACAATACTTCAATAGTAACTATATAACAGAGATAATTTGAGACCTACTGGGTCTTAAATTTTGTGATAGAGACGTTCTTTATATTCGGGAGGGACTTCATTATCGTGAAGTAAACAATGGTTATAGAACAAGATAGCATTTTCTATAGAAGGGAAGTGTGCTCTATAAATATTACGATAGGAACAAACCCATCTGGTACCACCATATTTATAGATACCTTTTAAATTAGAAGAGTGTCGTTTATCATTCATAGTATTAAGGAATCGAGGAATCATTCTTAAATTAGATAGACGATTATCGAGCATATTACCATTATAATGATCACATACTAAACCTTGAGCGATTAAAGATAATACATCTATACCATTTAATTGAAGAACATAGTGATGAAGATGCCATTGTCTATCATCAGCATATTTACCTGTCATTCGAGAGTACCAAGACTTACGAAATTTATCTTGGAAGTTAATATTCCAACTAAACTTACTTAAAGTAGGTAATAGACATGAATCAACTATAACATCAACATTCCATACATCTTTTTGGGGTAAAGTACTATATTCAAGAGATGACATTCTTCGTTTTTAATATAAAAACGGATACTTTCTAAATTTTCAATCTTTTTATGAAAATCTTTTTAAGAAAATAAAATGTTAACAGGAACAGAGATGAAGGATTTACCTAAGGATATATTAGACCAGATATGGACTATATATGGCAAGTGGAGAAATGTTGAACTATGGAGAAATAGATATGACGGATTCTTAATGAGAGGAGCACGTGATAAACACATAAAGAATATCACTAAACGTAATATCAACTTAATAACTAACACGATCAGATATGTAATACCTAGTAAAGTATTTCATAATTATTACGATATGTTATTCTTAGAATCTACAATTAACATAGAAGAATATAGACTATCATGTGGCAGATGTGGAAAGGATAATATTTCAATGGAAACTTATTGTAATCATTGTGATGCTTATTATTGCTATGGATGCATGAGATTCCATCATGGACATGGCATATGTAGTTTAGATCCTAATATGGCTTTAGTAGAGAAGTTGTAATTTCAATGTAGTGGCATTGAAATTAAAGTTGTGAGACAAATATAGCCTCATGTTCAGCAATAACGAACTGAGGATAAGTTTTAATTATAGTTACAGAGCGACTATCCATAGCAAGTAATTTAGTAATCTGTTTCTTAGTCATACCGAAGTACTTACCAAGAACATAAGAGATTTGACTTGCACTACCACTACCTGGAAATACAGTTAAAGATTGCATTTCATTTAAGATAGTTCTAGCTTGAGCTTGAGATTTAGCACCGATGATTAAATGGGAAGTCATAACGACTTGAATGTTCATGTGACGTCCCAATTCAAGCAACTGGATTTGGAACTGGTAAATAGAATCAGATAATTTCTTGTTACTGATAGCATCACAATCATCAAAGATAACCATAGAATTCTCTTTAACCTCTTCGATCTCTAAAGGATTAGTCACAAGATCTTCACTTAAGTGGATTCTTCTAACTGGTAATCCTTCTAAAGAGGTATCATGATCAAGTCTTGAGAATAAATAGATTGTAGCTTCCGGGTATAATTTGTTGTACATAGAAGCATAATCTTTAACTTTAGTACTCTTGCCACTACCACTTGGTCCTGTGATATATACTACTCTAACTTCATTATTAGGGATTTGGAAGAACTTACCTTTTTCACAATGTAAACTCTTGAGAGCATCCTTCTTAATAACACTCTTCTTACCTTTATCCTCTTCATTACCTTTTGAGACATAAATGATCTCTCCATCACTCTTGCCGCCTCGAACTAAAATAAATGGTGTGCCGATTTCTTCATTATTGAAAGACATTTCTGAGAATTTCACTTCGAACGATGTCGAAAGAAAAAAATTTAATTTCCTCTCATTTCAAGTATAAATTGAATTACCAGTAAGAGTAATATATTGTCGTGGAAATGACATCTATCATCGATTCTCAATCTGTTGATATAGAACAACTAGTAATTCCTATCTGTGTAGGAGCTACAACAAACAATCCTTCTTTATTACCATACGCCGGATCTCTATGTTATGATTATACAACACCTGGAGTCTTATATACTGGAAGTGGTATTGTTTGGACACCAGGAGGTAATACGATAGGACCCGGAATAGCTACTATTGATAATCTAGTCGCATTTGGAGATGCTACAGGAACAGAATTAATAGATTCTGGAGTATCAATCACAAGTGCTATTGTAAGTAATATAACATTCAGTAAGTCAGGACAACCAAGTTTAAGTAATTGTAGTACATATTGCACTAAAACCAAAACAGGAACATTAACTATGGTTACAGTTGATATATATCCTAACCAAGCAATAACACCAACATCTAATGGAGATTGGTTATCAGATATTCCAATCGTTCCAGATGCATACTTACCAACTTCATTTAATGGTTATAATGCATTTCCATACAGTGCTCAAACCTCTGGTGGAACTGTAAGTGGAATCTTCTTAATTGATAACGCAGGATACACTACCATTATAGTAAATAACACTCCATTATTAAATCTTCCTTGGAATTTCATTCATTTAAGTTGTAGTTATCATGTTTGAGTACATTCAACTGGAGCTTGAGTGGTATTGTTTATATTGTTGGTGTGATATATGTTCTGATGACGATTTCATAGTATATACTATGAAATCATATTAAAGTAGAGATGTTGATGTAGGCCTTAACTTCACCATCATCTGTCCACATAATGCTTTGATCTGGTGGTAACTTAGTCATTAAACTACCATAAGGGCCATCTTTAATCTTAGCCATACTTAAGAGGAGTTTAGCGATATCATCACTTAATCTTTTGTGATTCTCAGTTGTAACAATATCTAATAGGTCAGTAATAGACTGTATCTTATAGACGTATGACATTTGATTTCAAAGTAGGTCTCATATCAAAGTATAAATCAAATATGTCTAGTGAAATCAACAACCAAGCTGTTGAGATCGATCAATTAATTCTTCCATATGGAACAGGTATTACCACCAATACAAACTCTAGTTTACTCCCTATTAAAGGTTCTATGTGTGTAGATGTAGTAAATTATTCTCAAGCTTATATAGGTACAGGAACTTCTTGGGTACCTGCTTCTGGTGGTGTTAATAACTCATTTACTACTGAAGTTACTGGTATAACATTATCTCTTGCTGGACAAGCTAGTTTTACAGGTTGTTCTTTAAGAGGAGTTTATATAGCTTCTGGTTCACAGAATAAAGCAGTTGTAACTTTAACTGTCTCAATCAATGCTAGTATCGCTGTAACTGCTGCTGGAGATTGGGTCAGTCCTGCTGGTGTAATCCCAGTTTTATATAGACCTGTTGCTGGAGCTTTATATTTCCCTTGTACATGTAATGGTTCAGTTGGCGGTATTGTAAATACTTACTTTGAAATTAATAGTAGTGGCTCTGGTAGTATTATTATTCATAATCCTGCTTCTTCTGGTAATATGAGCTTCTATACACTCTCTTGCTCTTACCCTGTATAAGTGAAATATTTCCATGAATATTCATGGAAATTAAAATGAACTCTTATGGCCCTAATTTGAATGAAACCTACACTGATAATGTTGCATTATTGCAATATATGGATGATTGTACTAGATATGTCTCCTCTTTATCTCCATTCGAGAGATTCTGTGTTTGGAGATATACCATTGGTTCTGCATCTGTTAATCATGCTCTTATCTTTGGTAAATTAAGTGATAATGCTCAACGTTGGACTCAACTATTCCAAATCTATTATAGAAATACATTCGGCGGTAAGAAGGTTCTTCTTCCTTCTATATTTAAGAATGTATATAGTTTGAATCCTTCTCAACTCATTAGTGCTTATACTAAATTAATGCAACGTATTATCTTCAATGCTCCTAAAGTCACTAATCCTTTCCATGTATTTAAAGTCGCTAGTTCTTATCCTGGCTTACCTGATTCTAAGTCTATGCTTCCTGTTAAAGTTCCTCAGTTACCATTCAATAGTACTACTATTAATCCATACTTTAACTTCGCTCCCTTCTTAGCCACTGATGCTTCTTGTTGCTTATTTGACATTGAAGTACCTAAAGGTAGTATCTGTCTCTTTGTCCCTCAAGAATATCATGCTTATCCGTTTGAGTTAGAAATCATCTTACCTTATGGTTGTAAGTTTGAAGTACGTAATATAAGACAAGCTAGCTTGAACTATGTAGATCCTACTACCGTTAAAATGATTACTGTCCAAGATAAGAAGAATATCCGTCAAGGCCCTGTTTATATGTTAAATGAGTATAATCCTTGTGGTAGTTCTGGATGTGTCACTCGTACCAAAGACTTTAAAGTCTATGATTGTGTTTATATTAACCCTTAATTTCATTCTATTAGAATGAAATTATCTACTGGCGAGAAATCTCTTCATAGTCACTGGTCTAACAGCATATACATTATGATCAGGATAGTTATTATTTCTTAAAGTATGATGTTGCATTCCAGGATATAGTCCTTGTTCGTAAAGTGATTGTCGTTCTCTAGCTCTATTATCTTTAGCTGTTTTAGATAATGGTCTATAACTATCTCTTGTAGCCGGATCTGCTAATGCCATAGCATAGTCTCCTCGATATTTCTCTTTGGCTACACCTTTCACATGAATAATCCATGGATTTGTTGCAGCAGCTTCACATGCAGCTGAATTAGTACCTGTTCTTGTACAAGATACATACTTCCCATTCTTTCCTCGTCTTCCTCCAATTCTTAATCCTCCATCACATCCTCCGTTCATTCTTGCTTTCTCCTCGAAGATCTCTTTGTAGCGCTGCTGGCTCATGTACCGTTTTTAACGAATAGGGATTTAAATTCGACTAAATTAATCAATTCGCTTATTCATTATATCATTATATCTTTCTTGGTTACTCTTAATTAGACCTGTCATATTTCTTATTTCTTCTTTCAGTAAGTCAACGTCATTGTTGAGTTTAAATAAATTATGCATATATAGATCATCATTCTTCCATTGTCTGTTTAATTCATCGAGTTCCTTAGTTAGATTGTTTAATTCTAACTTTAACTCTTTCTCTCTTGCTGATTGTAATACTAATAGATAGTCCATTTCTAGTTATTTAAATGTATTGTTTATATTCAATTATCATCCCATAGGATGGTAATTATAATGTTACTTGTTCAGCTGTTGGCTGAACTGTCACAGGTTCTAATGTAAATATTTGCCCTGGTTTCTTTCTAGGCACATATCTCTTTCTCATTTCAGCTCTATGCTTCTCCCTTTGTGCTAATAGCTTCAATATATCATTATATGTGGCTATGTCTAGTGTTATGGTTACCGTTTGTGGTTGTGGCTCCATTTTTAAAATGATAATTTTTAATAAATTTATTTTTCAATTATAAATGGAAATAACTCTAGCACCGTTGCCTAATATATCTAGGGATGTGGTGTCGTTCCCTTACGGTAGTATTAATATTAATATTAGAGCTGCCATAGCTTATTTTAATATTAACTCCAACGATGATCCTTTAACCCAGTTACAGAATCTATTGACTGTAATCGATTATCGTAAACGTATTATATCTGGTGAACGCAAAGTTCCTGGTACTAATTATTCTGGTTATTATATTACTCAAGAATATAATATATTACTTAAAGTAGTTTCTTCTAATATCCATATATTAGAACAAGCTATTATCTCTATTGAAGCTGCTGCCGCTGAAGAGCTTCGATTGAGACAATTACGTGATGTTCAACGATTACTTGAAGAACAACGTTTAAATGCTGAATATGAACGTCGTATGTTCGATATTGAGTCTGCTCAACTTCGAAGTGTTATGCGTCAACTTAATCTTGAACGTGAAGAAGAATTACAGTATATACATTTACGTAATCAACAATTAAATAGCGTTAGAAGACAAACTTCTGCTCCTTCTTACATTGAAGTTGATGTATATGTTGATAGTGATGCTATTAGTAATCCTTCTATTATTCTAACTGATAGACCTATTGATTTACGGTTACGTGAATCGTTTAGAATCCCTACACGTTCTTTGACTCCTATCTTTAGTATGATTCCTAATGTACGTGATACTCCTATTCCTTTAGATTCTGATGTTAAGAGATTACTTGGTAATATATTAGGAGTCGATACTTGGTATCTGAATAATGCTTGGTTTGTTATTGATGTTCCTAGAGGTGTTGTGTTTGGAAGTGGAGAAAGGTGTGTTAGTGGTTTATCTGCTTATACTGATGAGGAATTATTGAACTATCAAGTGTTCGGATCTTGCAAGTTCCCTTATGCTCACTTCATTAATCCTACTCCTGTGTATCATGATAACTGTATTGTTAATATCTTGATACATAAATATCATGTTCAACCTAATGTGAAAGATGCTCTTGCTATGTCTACTATCGTTAAATGGTTTAATAATGGAACTAGTATACGTAACATATTAGGATTCTTTAAGAAATTTAAGATTCCTTATCATGTATTCGATATTGCTGGTAAGAGATTATTAACCACTCGTCCCGATATGGAGATTAATAGAAATAGATCCGCTATCGCTATTATGTTGTTCAATAATCATGCTTGTATGTATGATATCCCTTTAAATGAGACTCTAGATTTAAGTCCGAGTAACGATCATACTGTTAAGGATTGGTATAGTACTCATAAGAATGAAGTTAAACCTGCTCCTCCTGCTATCTTAGTTCCTGGTTTGAAGTTAGATCTTCCTCCTAATTATACTCATGTAAGTGAAAGAGATTGTAGTGTACGTTCTCTTAATTATGAAGATCCTGCTGAACGTGGTAGAGTTATTGGTTATGATATGAATAAAGCTTTCTATAATAACTTCATGAAATGTAATCCTAATATGAAGATTGGTATTAACTCTGTATTAGATGAAATTGTAAGGTATGACGGTGAAGAGATTATCTCTTATGCTAAGTATTATTTACATGAAGGTGTTGAAGTGTTAGGTCAACAGAATAATATCATGCTTGGATTTAGATTAGCTTTCTTGATTGATAAAGGTACTTTAACTAAAGAGAATATACATTCTGTTAAGATTCCTACTTATACTGATCGATGTGCTACCTTACAAAATATACTTAAAGATACAAAGAATGAGTTCAGTATCTATAATGGTATCTTAGGTAAGATTACTACTAAAGCTACTTTCACTTCCATGACTATGTGTCTAGAAGATTTACAGTTTCTTTGGCATCATCATCCCGAATTAACCTTTAGAGATGCAGGTAATAAAGAATATCATGTCGATATTCCTATGCGTAAAGCTAAACATCGTGAGTTGAACAATAGAAACTATTACGAATTCATCGTTGAAATGACTAATCATAAAATGGAAGTCGCTATGGCTAAAGTATTAGACACTAATCCTCATGTTCGAGTAACTAAGTTATGGGTTGATCTGGTTGCATTTAATGAGTCTATTGATGATAGAGCTTTAGGTGAGATCGGTGAATTGGGTGAATTTAAGTATGAAGAAACCTTCAATAGATCTAGATTTACTAGTTTTACTTATTATGATCCTGTTGTTATTAGTGAAAGCATTAAGGAAGAAATTATATCGTTTAAAGATAATTGTAAGGTATTGACTGGAATGCCTGGTTGTGGTAAGACTACTAAAATTAAGAATGAAGGTGGTTATGATTATGCAACTGGATTCTCTAATGTAGCTTCTTTATTAGTTAGTGGTAAGACATTACACATGACTTTCTTTTTACAAGATATCTCACAGTTCTATAAACTATGTAGCAAGTTCAGAGGTAAGACTATATGGATTGATGAGATTAGTCAAATGCCTGCTTGGATTTGGTCTTGTATCTTCACTCTATTTAAACGATCTGGCACTAAATTTATATTAAGTGGTGATAGAGATCAACTTAGACCTTATAGAGAGAATCCTAATTATGATAGTATGTTCTTTACTGAGTTATTTAGAGATGCTACTGTTTTAGTTGAAAATCATAGATGTACACCTGCTTTAGTCGATTTAGCTCAAAGGATATTACATGATAATACGTTTAACTTTACTTCTTATAAGAGTGCGTTTGATTCAAGAATTAACTACCACTTTACTCTAACTAAAATGTGCAGAGATGCTATTAATAGTGAGATATTGAGAGATAGAGGGTTATTGTTTAATCCTCCTACTGTTGGATTACGAGTTGTAGTTAAACATGCTATTAAGAAATTAGGATTGGTTAAAGGTTCTATCTATGAAGTTATTCATGATGGCGATAAGGTTAAGTTACAAGGTATCTTTCCTCATACTCATGTAATAGATGTTAAGAAATCACAATACTTGAATTGCTTTAATGTAGGCTATGCTAGAACTATTGACTCTTGTATTGGATTAACTATTGAAGAACCTATTGCAGTATATGAGATAGATAAGATTAAACACTTCCCTTATTGGCAGAATAGAATTTATACTGCTGTTACTAGAGTACGTAAGGTTGAACATCTGAATATCTTTAAGCTATATCCTCCTGGATTGATTGTTAATCGTAGTGTTAAATTACGTGAAGTTGAAGATGTAGAGCTTCCTGTGTATGAGATGTTAACTCCTACTTGTCTACCAGATAATACATTATTAACTGTTTATTAATTTCATAGTATATACTATGAAATTACCATTGTAGTTGTGAGATATCCATTTGTGTGATGCCAGGAATGTGATGTGATTCTGGGTTTCGTCGAAGATATTCATCACGTAATCCAGAAAACCTATTTGCGGCTTCGAAGATATCTGGTCTAGATCCAAAATCTGACATCATAGATGACACATAATTGCCTGAATTCCATCTAATCCTTTCTCTAACTGATGGGAATATATGTATAGCGTAACACGTTCCACATACTTGAGTATCTTCTTCTTTAAATCTTCCACAGCCTAAACCACATTTATTCATCTTAAAGTTATTTAGTGAAAAACTTCTTAATAAATTTATTTTAATCAGATTTTTAGTAAAGTTAAGAAAAGATAAGGGGGTCTCTTTCCATTACGG